GTCGCCGTATATGGCTTGATGATCAACGTATTGGTCTGCGTTTTCCGTACGATCGTAGCCTAATAGACAATGTACAGGCCTACAAGAAAGAAAGTCAAGGCAGTGCAGTATGGGACAACGAAGAAAAAGTTTGGTGGTTTGGGTTAACAGAAGCTAACGTCAATTGGGCTGTGGCCTGGGGCGAAGCTTATAATTTTGAAATTGATCAGTCGTTGCGCAGTTTGTTTAATAAGATTTTAAGCTGTGAACAAACCTCCTATGAGATTAAACTTATAAGAACAGCTACTGGTTATACAATTACCAACGCTGCTGATAGTTTAGTTAATTACATAAATGATCGGTTGGGCGGCTTTGGATTAGAAAATGCTGTTAAACTTATTGACTATTCGGGTGTCTTAGGATATACCTACGATGAGAACTTAGTGCGCCCATCATTATTAGATCTGTTTAAGGATCAACGAAACACACATGTGGTTCCAGATGCAGAAGATGCTAACTTAGATCTGATATTTCAGTATGCAGAACTAACCAATCGATATCCAGTATGTATATACGATCCTGGTCTTAAAGGTGTAGACATGAGTCGGTTCGAAGACAAGGATATACTTAGATTTAACACATCTGGCAAAACTAAGACTTGCGATTATAACATACATGATGTTAAAGTAGTATATGCTAACAAGATTCCTGCCACATGGAATTATGATATTCCATTATTGGTCAGTACACAAGAATTAATGTTCGGTGGTAAACGAATGGAATGGCTCAATCGAGCAGAAAAAGTAATCTACTACTGTAAAACTTTATTAAGAGACCCTAACTAATGGCTGTAGCCAAATTAATAATCAAAGATGAAGTCAATGTTAAAATTGAAGGACTTGATTTAACAGAACGCAAGCATCTCAGCAATAAATTCAAATACGAAATCCCAGGCGCACGTTATTTGCCAGCAGTTCGGTTAGGCCGTTGGGATGGCAAAGTAGCTTACTTCCAATTAGGTGGCAGTACCTATACTAACCTACTGCCAGAGATCTTGCCCTACTTAGATGAGCGTGGGTATGACATACAATTACAAGACCTACGCGACTATCCTACACAGTTTGACTTCGCTGAAGTAACAGAATCTACATTTGCACATAAAGTATGGCCAGATAAACACCCAATTGCAGGCCAGCCTGTGGTTCTACGTGACTATCAAATTGAAATTATTAATAAGTTTTTAGCCAATCCACAGTGCCTACAGGAAATTGCCACAGGCGCAGGCAAGACATTGATCACTGCGGCACTTAGTTATAGCTGTGAACCCTATGGTCGTACTATTGTTATTGTACCAAACAAGAGTCTGGTAACACAAACAGAAGCAGACTATATCAACTTGGGCTTAGACGTTGGCGTATACTTTGGTGATCGTAAAGAGTTTGGACATCAACACACTATATGTACTTGGCAGAGTCTAAACATCATGCTTAAGAATACTAAGAGTGGTGAGGCAGATATTTCCATTGGTGAATTCATCGAAGGGGTTGTCTGCATTATGGTTGATGAAGTACACATGGCCAAAGCAGATGCGCTTAAAACTCTACTCACTGGTGTAATGGCACATATTCCAATTCGATGGGGATTAACTGGCACAATACCTAAAGAAATGTATGAGTTTATGGCTCTAAAGTGCTCAATTGGAGACGTTATTGGACGTCTGAGTGCCAGTGAGTTACAAGATCAAGGAGTGTTGGCTAATTGTCACGTTAATATTCTACAGCTGATTGATCATGTAGAATATAAAGATTATCAAAGCGAACTGCGGTATCTATTAGAAACTGAAGAACGCTTAGAATATATTGCTGGACTTGTAGAAAATATTCGAAAAGACGGAAATACTTTAATACTGGTTGATCGTATCGCGCCAGGCAAAGCGTTAGTGGAGAAAATTAAAGATGCTGTATTCGTTTCAGGTGGCACAAAAGCCAACGACCGCAAAGAGAGCTACGATGAGTTTGCGACAAAAGATAATATCGTTGCTGTCGCTACTTATGGTGTCGCCGCTGTTGGTATTAATATTCCTCGTATTTTTAACCTTGTTCTTGTTGAGCCTGGCAAAAGTTTTGTTAGGGTTATCCAGAGTATTGGTAGGGGGATCCGTAAAGCAGAAGACAAAGACTTCGTCCAAATCTGGGACGTGACATCAACTTGTAAGTTTGCCAAACGGCACATTACAACCCGTAAGAAATATTATAATGACGCAAACTATCCGTTTGTGGTCGAAAAAGTGGAGTGGCAAAAGTAACCTATGTTTATATTAACCTTAGAAAATACCGCGTTTGAAATGAACGAAATACCAGATGAAGTTGACGATCTGCGTTTTGCTATATTAGACAATAGCGATCCTAAAAATCCTGACTACTTCTTTATTCCGTTGATCTTTTTAGAAAGTTTTAATAGTCCAGCACTGGTATTAAGTATTGGCAACAATATTATTAAGATGCCAGTGGATTGGCAGATCCTAATAGGAGAACCAGACTTTGGAGATCTTGAGGTTATACCCTTAACATCAATCAATGATCGCGGATTTAGTGCTTATACATTTAATCCATTGGCCAGTTTTAAACCAGAGTTTCATCCTATTGAGATTATTGACATCTATCAGGATGTTAAATGGTACTTCCCTAAACTCAAACCAGGACAGATGTTAGCAGTTCCTATTACAGAAGGTGAAAGCCCGTTGTGTGCATACTTTGTCAAAGACATTAGTCGTCAAAGCGAAGTAGTTGACTACGGTAAGATATGGTAACTAAACTCAATCCTCAGGTTATTACTGATGATATGATGTATGAAGGTGGAATCGCTCCAATGGATAATGACGCACTGCAACGGATCACTGACGAGATGACCAAACAGAGAGTTAGCGATCATGTGCAGCGTGTGTTAGAAGATCAACTTTGGGGCGAAATACGTCGTGCAGCCAAGACAAATAACGCTTTACAATCTGCCATGGAAGAATGTATAATTATATATAAGCTATCGAAGGAATATAACAATGGCATTTAATCCAGCACAGTTTAAAGCAAAGAAAAAACGAGCAGTTGACCCCAATGCGCCACCTCGTCCTAACCTATTAAGTCAAGACAAAAAACTACGCGAACAAACAGAAGCAGTGGGTAGATTGTTGCAGGTAGTAGAACGTCAACAACATGAGATAGAAAATCTACGTGTTAAATATCAAGAAATGCAACAAAGTGTAGATCAAATTCTCAATTACTTACGCAAGGGTAGATAATGGCTGCAGACTACAATAGTCCCCTATATATCGGTAATGAAATGGCTGCGTTTGATCGCAAAGACCGCAAGTATTACGACAAGTTCACTGATGAAGAGCGTAAACAATTCAGCACGTATTTGATGTTACGTTACGGAGCCAGTATCGACGGTAATGTAGACTTTCAAAGTTACTATCTATTAGCCACAAACGAAAATATAAACAAATACTTCTTTGATCTAAACAAGCATCCTAAACTGCAATGGTTGTTGTGTACTACAGTTAGTCCTAACATGGGCAAACAAAAACACTATTGGCAAGGTAGCAAGAAAAAAGAAGGCAGTAATAACAAAGCTATTAAGTTCTTAACAGAACAATTCCCTCAACTCAAAGAAGACGAAATTAAGTTATTAGCAGAGCTAAATGATAAAAGAGATCTTACAGACATGGCACGAAAACTCGGCTGGGATGACAAACGCATCAAGTCTGACTTATAAGTGCAAGTATTGTGCAAAAGAATTCCGTAGAGAGTCAACTCTTACGGCGCATCTGTGCGAAAATAAACGACGCTGGCAACAGGAAAAAGAAGTAGGCGTGCAGTTTGTACTTCAAGCATATCTAAGATTTTATGAGATCACACAGGGCAGTGCAAAGCTAAAAAGCTATGCAGACTTTGTCGCAAGTCCGTATTATTTGGCATTTGTTGCATTTGGTCGTCACATTGTTGCGATACGTGCAGTAAACCCACGAGCGTTTATTGAATGGGTGATTAAAGAAAATAAAAAATTAGACCATTGGACTCACGAAAAAATTTATTTAGAATATCTACATGCTTACTTAAAAAAAGAAGCAGTACAAGATGCACTTGAACGTGCCTTAACAGAAATGCAGGATTACGCAGATGAAACAGGAACACTCAAAAGTTTTAACGATTATTTTAGGTATGGTAATGCTAATAGGATATCTTATCATATTGCCACTGGCCGTATCAGTCCTTGGATTGTGTTTAATTGTAATAGCGGGGTTGAGTTCCTTGGTCAGCTGGGCGAAGAACAAGTTGCTATGATCTTACCGTGGATAGATCCTGACTATTGGCAACGTAAGTTTACAGACTACGTGGCAGATACTGAATGGGTGAAGATTATACTTAAGGAAGCTGGACTATGAGCCAAGATAGTAAAATCACTTTAGAGATTGTACAATTGCGCAGTGATGTGTTATACTTAATACGATTAGTAGAAAAACTTGAAAAGAAAATAACAGAACTTGAAAAAACAGTTGGACACTCTAATCCAACTCCGCAGGATCCGTTTGCAGGACTACACATTGAAAAACTTTAAATCAGACATTGACATTGACTTTGCAGATCGTGAACAGGCATTAGCATTACTGTCACTGACTCCCGCAGGTATTATCCGTGATGACAAGTTGGTCAAACACAATACCGGAGTACATCCGACAGAAATTCCTGTAGATCCTTTTACTGGTTGTGCCAGTTTAGATTTTAATACAGCAGAAGATCGAGGATATATTAAGTTAGACTTTCTAAATGTTAATATATACAAACAGGTCCGAGATGAGAATCATTTAGTAGACCTTATGCGAGAACCTGATTGGACAAAATTATATGATCGCACTGTCTGTGAACAGCTTATACATATAAACAATCACTACGACACCTTACTTAAAATGCCCGAGCCTGTGGATTCTATAGCAAGATTGGCTATGTTTCTGGCTGTGATTAGACCTGCAAAAAGACACCTAATAGGTAAAACTTGGCGAGAAGTTAGTCAAACTGTTTGGGATAAGGTAGAAGGCGAATATGCATTTAAAAAGAGCCACTCAGTCGCGTACAGCCAGTTAGTTGTGGTAAATCTTAACCTACTCTGCGAACAAGTGTAATACTACGACGTTTTGATCGTTTATTGGCAATTTCTTTGAGACTTATGTAAGGACCGTGCTGTATCTGCACATCTTTACTGTTGAACGTTTTAAGACTAAATCTAAATTCTATCCAATCCTGCTTTAAGAATACATTAATAGGCACAAGTCTATTACTTTCCCACCACCATTGATCCCCAAGATCTAAGAAACGTTCCTTTTGATCTAATCCTTTAAGTAACGCATAGTCATATATGGTGGTAATAATTTCGTCTGAGTTTTGTATAATACCAATATATTCATTTCCGCCATAGGTGAGATAGCTGATAAACGGGTATTGATCTAATAAATTCTTGATACTATCTTCCATACGACTCGCGATAAATATACTAAAGGGATTAACGAAAAGTGCCACTAATCACAAGTTATTTATATCAAAATATTTTCACCGTTCAACTTCTGGACTACGAGAACCCTGACATACAAAATATAAGGAACCGTGTCGTGTATCAAAGACCAATTGAAATCTATCGCGGAGCAGATAATCCAGTAACTATCAAGTTCAAAAACCAAGATCAAAAGGCCGCTAATATCGCAGGTCTAAGTTTTACAGGATATATCATTGATTATTTAAAAGGCAATGTAGTTGCTAACGTAAATGTTACAGTTAGTAATGTATCTACTGCAACTGCAAGCTGTATGCTTACTGATAGTTTTTTAAACACACTTCCTCAGAACAAATATAAATTAGCATTTCTATCCAGCAATGGCACTTACAATACTCCTGTTTACTCAGATGACAATTTTAAAGTATATGCCGAATTGAATATTAATCCTGCATACAACACAGACGCATTTACTACCAGCACCACAGACTACAGTGGTGATGTTGATTTAGGTATAATATAAAATGGCATATCCAGCACCACGCAGACTACAACTACGACGAGGTAACACAGCGGCTGTTTCTGCCTACTTGGGCAGTGCAGGTGAATTGATTATCAATACTGACAATTGGACAATTTATGTTCACGATGGAGTGACGGTAGGCGGCTATCCGGCTACAATTAATACAGCAAGTATTACCAGTAACATTAGTTCAATAACCAACGGAACTGCGGTATTTGGCAATTTAATACCCAGTGCTAACGTAACTTATAGTTTAGGTAACGTCACACATCAATGGAATGACCTATATGTCAGCAACAACACTATATATGTAGGTGGTGTTCCCTTGAGTATCGACAATACAGGTAATCTTACTGTTAACGGCAATACTATTCCCACAATAGCCTATGTTAATACTGCGGTAGCCAACGTAACAGTTGACTTATCATCATATGCGTTAACTGCTAATGTAACAGCGGCCAATGTAGGACTAAAAGGTTATGTGGATCAGGCTAACACAATACAGTCACAACAAATTTCTGCCGCAAACGTAGGCATGAAAGGATATGTTGATGCAACTATTAGAGCTAATATTGCTAACATATCTATACCTACAACATATAGTAACGCAAACGTAGCTTCATATCTAGCTGTGGGTAATGTTACACTTGGTAACATAACTATACAGGACAATTACAGTCAACAATGGCAGTTTAGAGATGGAGCACTGATTTGGCCAGATGGTGCAGGAACACCTAACGGACCATATATAGAAGGCAGTAGTTTGATGACAGTATATCCCGAAAATGACGGTGAGTTCAGGATTCAGACTTATTCTACAACTGCTGTAGGATCTAGGCAGTGGAAATTTACTTCTGAAGGTAACCTAACTATACCCGATGATGGTACTATTCGCAGTGACCTTGATGTAAGAGTCCTTGCTGAAGCGGGCAATATAGCTCTTGGAACTCCGGGTGGTACTTGGATGTTCGATCCAAACGGTACACTAACATTCCCTGCCAATCCCAATGGTCAGATATTTGCGGGCATAGACAACGATTTCATCATCACCACTGCTAACACCAATGCTGCCACGTATTATTTCACTTTCAGTCAGCTTGGCACCTTTTCAGTTCCTGTTGATCTCACTGTGGCAAACGCGGCCTACACGTCTACACTAGTAGGATATAACGGTAATCTCACTGTTACTGCCACTACCCACAATTGGCAGTTTGACAATACTGGCGTGCTTACCTTGCCCAATGACAGCGCGATCATTCCTGTGGGCAACACCGGAGTTAGACTCAGTGCCGGTATTGGAGACGCAACTGGCTTGTTGTTGAACAACACCGATGATGCTGAGATATATGCGGCTTCTAATGTATCAATATACACCAACGCAGGAAATACAGGCTGGAGGTTTGATACCAATGGTAACCTAATATTTCCAGACAATTCAGTCCAGTCCACAGCATTTAGTAATACGGCTGTAAGCACATATCTATCAAGCCATACAGATCGAACCTTTGGTGGAAATTTAACCATACAGGGTAATTTAACTGTCAACGGTAATGTAACCTATATCAGCGTTAATAATGTAGTTATTAGTGATAATATTATTAACCTTGCTGACCTAAATTCAGCAGATAGTCTGGACATTGGTTTTGTTGGCCACCGCACACCAAGTGGAGAACCATTACAACACACTGGTCTGGTTCGCGATGCTGGTGCTAATCAATGGCGTTTGTTTAGCAACGTAGTTACTGCTCCAGGTACCACAGTTGACTTTACTAATGCAGTCTACGATGACTTACAATTAGGCAACATCACCAGCCCAACTATTACCGCAATTAATAATAACATTGCGGCGGCTAATGCAGCTTGGGCTTTTGCTAACACTATTCAGTCACAACAGATTGCCGCTGCCAACGTTGGCATCATTGGTTATGTTGACCAAGGCAACACAATACAAGCGACTGCTATTACAGCGGCCAACGTGGGCTTAAAAGGTTATGTAGACTTTGCTAACACTGTAATGAAAGCCTATGTCGATGGACAAATTATAGCGGCCAATGCCAATGTTAGCAGTAGTGGCGGAAGTAGTTACGGTGATAGCAACGTAGCCGCATACTTGCCAACATACAGTGGTAACATAGCTAACATTACATTGGGCGCAAGTGGAGTATTGACATTCGCTGACGGAACAACACAGATCACAGCAGGAGGCGGCAGTTATAGTAACATTCAAGTTGCCACATACTTGCCTACCTATGCTGGCACAGTTAGCGCCAGTTTAGTCAACACCTCAGGTAACATCTTATCAACTGGTCTAAGTGTATTTGGCAACACACGTATTGGTCTGGCTGGCGCAGTTAGCGGTCAATTCCACTCAGTGGTGGGTAACATCACCCAGACATCAAGTGGTGGTGCTGTTTACATCAATACCACAGGTAACGTATTGGCCGCCGCAGTGGTTGCGGGTGCTGTAACATCAACTGGCACAGTGGCAGTTAATGCCGCAACAGGTATTACAACCAACCAAACTACATTCTTATTAGCTAATGCTACAGCTACAACAATTAACATGGGTGGTGCCGCAACAACAATCAACATGGGAACCAATACCAGCAACGTATGGGTTGGTAGAGCTTTAGGAAACCAAACCAGAGAATTGCTCCTACGTGCCCAAGGTACCTGGAATACTGCTATCAACATAATTAGTAATGGAGGATTTAACAGCCCTCCTTATGCTAACCAAGCAGTAATAGGCGGCAGTGGTACAGGCATGACAGCAAACTATAGTTCAACAGGTGGTTACATTACTACCTTAACTATATATAATCCTGGTACAGGATATCAAAACGGTGATGTTATATCTGTACCGGGAGGTATCGCAGGTAACTCGTTTACTCTAACCAATTATAGTTCTACTCTGACTGGTAATAGCGCAGCCGCTTATACGTTTGGCATCGAAGGTAACCTAACAGTTCCGGGTAATGTTACTGCTAGAAACTTTATAGGTACTATCGCTACAGCGAGTCAGACAAATATTACCACAGTTGGCACACTGGGTACGTTAACAGTATCAGGTAATGCCACTGTTGGTAATCTTGTTGGTACTGAGGCTAACACACGAATTATTGCCAACACTTACGTAACGACATTTGACATCTATGGTAATGTTTCATTCCCTGGTAATATCACTGTTAGTAGCTTAGGTATAACAATGCCAACTCGTCCAGCTTTCCGTGTAAACGGTAGTGTTGGTCCAACACAAACAACCGGTAATGTTAATCTTAAATCGCCGCAGGCTGTGGTATTATTTAACCAAGGCAATTATTACGATGGTACAACTGGTAAGTTTACTGCTCCCGTAGCAGGTATATATAGTGTAGGAGTGAGTGCTCGTGTTGCGGATAATAGTTCAAGTCAGATTGCTGTGTTGAAAAATGGACTCAATACAGCAGGCAACGTAGCCTGCTTCTGGGAATCAGATACCAACGCAGGTACTGCTATACACTTTGGTGTAAACGGCACAATCCAAATGGCTGTGGGTGATTATCTAAGTGCTAACATTTTATTAGGTAATATAAATTTTGATCAAAATGATAACTGGCACGTGACTTATTTAGGTTAATATGATTATTCAAGGTGCAACAATCTACGGTACTAGTATCTACGATCAAATGGATCTATATCCATTTAGTTTCTTTAACTTTACATCAAGTATTGTTGGTGCAGGTGGTCCTACATTAGGCAACCTGTATAATACCTACAGCAACACAGGCAATACTTGGATAACCAATACAGAATATTTCACAGTGCCCAACAACTGGCGCGGATTCCAAATCTGGACTGTTCCACGCACAGGACCTTATCGTATCATAGCCGCAGGTAGTCGCAGTGGTATAGCCAACAGTTGGACAAGTAATGTTCTAGCATCTAACGCATTTGGACGTGGTGCTGTGATTAGCAGTGTGTTTAATCTACAGCGCGGCCAAAAGATTACCTTGGTAGTAGGACAGCCAAGTGCCAATACCTCTACCACAGCTTTCAGCAGTCCAGGTGGCGGTGGCGGTAGTTTTGTTATGCTGGGCAATATCGCCAGCGATGGGTTTGCTAATGTTATTCCGTTGGTGATAGCAGGTGGCGGTGGTGCCTGCGGAACCTGGAGTAGTAATACAGCAATATATCCGGGTGGATATGGTGTAACTACCCGTCGTGGTGGTAACAGTGCTGGTAATAGCGGTGCTACAATTACATCAAATCGTGTAGGTGCACCTGGTGGCATAAATGGATTGGGTGGTAACACACATGTGAATGTTAATGGCACAGTAAGCCTTAACAACTACGACAGCGGCGGTGGCGGCGGCTGGTCAGGCAATGGTTTTATTTGGAGTGCTGGTACAGGTTGGTCAAGTAATACCAGTTTCCTCACCAGTGGTGGACAAGGTGGTGGCGCTGGTAACAGCATACAATTTAAGGCAGTGGGCGGTATAAGTGCTACAGCTTATCTCCCACCTGCTACCAGTTACGGTGGCTTTGGTGGCGGTGGCGGCGCTGGCCCTATTGTAGGCGGCGCAGGTGGCGGATATTCGGGAGGCGGTGGTGGCTATAGCGGTGGCAATCCGGCTATTGACTCAGGTGGCGGTGGCGGCAGCTATATTGATAGTAATGCTTCATCAGTAGCAACCAGTGATGGACAATTTGACCTAAGCAGTACATTTAATGGCGCAGCTATTACTAACTTAGGTTTTTATAACAATACTGCTGGGTATATCAGTATTGTGAAACTATAATAAATATACAAATAACAGAGAAACATTATGATATTAGCAAACGTTAACATTGGTTCGGGTCCAAGTACAGGCGATGGTGATCCATTACGCAGTGCATTTAGCACAATTAACACTAACTTTCAAAAAATTACTAATAATGTCAACGCATTATCTAATAGTGTTACATCAGTAGCTGGTCGTACTGGAAATGTTGTTCTAACAGTTAATGATGTCATTAGCGCAGCAAGTGTTGCTTATGTAAATTCGCAAGTAGCTAATGCCGGTAGTTATAGTAACATAAATGTCACAGCATTTTTACCAAGTTACACAGGGGCTATAGCTACTGTTACTACAGCTAACATAGGCATGAAAGGATACGTTGATGCAGCCGTTGCTGGATTGGTAGACAGTGCCCCAGGCACATTAGATACCCTAAATGAATTAGCTGCCGCGTTAGGTGACGACCCTAACCTAAGTGTTACATTAACTAACACTATTAGTAACTCTAACACTGCCCTAAAAAATTATGTTGACGGACAAGTATCAGCGGTAAACGTCAGTGTATCATCGGCCAACGTTGGATTAAAGGGTTATGTAGACCAAGCCAACACTATCCAAGCAACTGCAATCAGTCAAGCCAATCTTGGTATGAAAGGATATGTTGACAGCGTAGCAGGTCAAGGCGACTATGCTAATGCTAACGTAGCGGCATACTTAGTAGGCTATAGTGGTAATATCGCAGTTAATACATTAAAATTTGATGATCTGTCAGAACAGCACACAGCCTACACAGGCACACAATGGCGTAGTAATCTATCCAGCAATGTTACTGTAAAACCAAGTTGGATGAGTTACTATCCAGGAT